CTTGAAAGATTTGGAATTCATCCAAACAATTTTGCGTTGGCCAGAGCAATTGACGGAGATAAGTCAGACAATCTAGAAGGAATCAAAGGCGCAGGCTTAAAAACAATAGCAAAGAAATTTGATTTCCTTGTCGAAGAAAAATCTTACACACTTGATGATCTGTTCAGGCATTGCAAGACGGTTGACAGCAACCTTAAACTATATAAAAATATTTTATCAGAAAAAAAGAAGGTCGAGTTAAATTATAAATTAATGCAGCTCTATGTGCCGATCATTTCGACCAAAGGTTCGCAACATATTAGAAACACTGTTGATAATTTCAAACCTTTATTTAATCGAACTGAGGTTCTGAAAATGATGACCATGGATGGCATTCAAGAATTCAATTGGAACTCACTTTTCCAGAAATTTAGATCGATTGTTGACGAAGACCGCAACTAATTACACCTATCCACAAACAAAAGTGTTGACAAAACTTTGGCAGTAGGATATGATCTAGACACTTAAAATTTACGAGGTACTAATGACCAACAATGATAAAATTTCTTTCTCAAAATACGGCAAAACTTTTCAAGAGAAACTCGCATTTCTTATTCTTGATGATCGTGTTTTTGCAGATCGAATGTTGGAAGTTCTTAACGTTGAATTCTTAGAATTTAAATATCTTCAGACTTTTGTTGAAGAAATTTTTGAATATAAAAAGAAATACAACACTCAACCATCTCATGACACAATGACGACAATTGTTAAGTCAGGTCTTGAGAAAGAAAACGAAGCATTACAAAAACAAATTCGTGATTATTTTGCACGAGTTTTAGCTAATGTTAACATTCTAGAGTCGGGTCAATACATTAAGGATACAGCCATCGACTTCTGTCGGAAACAGAAGTTGCGAGAGGCTATGCTAAAATCAACTTCATTGCTCAAAAGTTGCTCATTTGATGAGATTTCTGTGCTTATTAATGAAGCTTTGAAGGCTGGTGCCGACGCAGACTTTGGTTACGATTATATCAAAGATTTTGAAAAAAGATTCGAGTTCTCTGGACGCGATACCATCACAACTGGTTGGGAAAATATGGACAAAATTACTGGTGGTGGTTGTGGTCGAGGCGAACTTGGTGTAGTGATTGCTCCTACAGGTGTTGGTAAGTCAATGGTGCTTGTGCATCTTGGCGCAACAGCCCTTAAAGCAGGCATGACAGTCGTGCATTATACGCTCGAATTAAAAGATACTGTGATCGCAAATCGATATGACTCTTGTATTACTGGAATTCCATTGGATGAACTGATGGATCGCAAGACAGAGATTCGCGACGAGCTTAAGAACATTGATGGAACCCTTATTGTTAAGGAATACCCAACAAAAACTGCGACAACGAATACAATTCGAGCACACATAGAAAAACTTAAGCAACAAGGTATTGTTCCAGACATGATCATTGTAGATTATGCAGATCTCTTGCGCACTCTATCAACACGTCGTGAAAAGCGTGAAGAACTGGAATCAATTTACGAAGAATTGCGTGCAATCATGATGGAAAACAAAGTTGTTGGTTGGACTGCATCACAAACCAATCGAACTGGATTGCAAGCAGAAATTATTACGATGCAATCAATTTCAGAAGCATTTAATAAATGTTTCATTGCCGATCTCATTTTTTCAGTTTCGAGAACGGTAGAAGATAAACAAAAGAACGGTGGACGCATTTATATAGCCAAGAATAGGAATGGTCAAGACGGATTAGTCTTTTCTATCTTCATGGATACTGCGAATATCGATATTAAAATACTGGATAGGTATGAACCCAGCGAAACTCCTACTCCAGCACTTTCAACTGAAGAAAAACAAAAATTAATGCTGGAAAAATATAAAAAATTTGCTCAAGGAGTGTCTATGTAATGCAATTAGCGAGTAAGATCTTATCGGATATTACAGTTTTTATGAAATATGCCAAGTACCAAAAAGATTTGGGAAGGCGAGAAACCTGGGAAGAATTAGTTACAAGAAATAAGGAGATGCATATAAAAAAGTTTCCTTATATGAAAGAAGAAATTGAAAAAGCTTATAAATTTGTATATGATAAAAAGATCTTACCGTCAATGCGCTCTTTGCAATTTGGAGGAAAACCAATTGAAATTAGTCCTAACCGTGTCTACAATTGTGGCTATTTACCTGTGGATGATTGGAGAGCTTTTAATGAAATTTTATTTCTTCTATTAGGAGGAACTGGAATAGGATTTTCTGTTCAAAAACACCACGTAGAAAAATTACCTGAAATAAGGAAGCCAAAACCTGATCGAAAACGCCGTTTTTTGGTTGGTGACAGCATTGAAGGTTGGGCCGACGCAGTTAAGGTGTTAATGCGTTCTTATTTTGAAGGAACACCAAATATTGATTTTGATTTTTCAGATATTAGACCAAAAGGCGCAAAGCTAGTAACGTCGGGCGGAAAGGCCCCTGGACCGGAGCCATTAAAGATATGTATTCGCATGATCAAATCTATTTTAAACGAGAAGACCGATGGTGATCAATTACAACCTATTGAGGTACATGATATTATTTGTCATATTGCTGATGCCGTTCTCGCTGGTGGCATTCGCCGTGCTGCGCTTATTTCACTATTTTCGGCAGATGATCAAGAAATGATCTCGTGCAAGGCTGGCAAGTGGTGGGAGAAAAACCCACACAGAGCCCGCGCAAATAATAGTGCAGTTTTAGTGCGACATCGGGCAGAAAAAGAATTTTTTATGGAGTTGTGGGATCGCATTGAACATTCACAAGCTGGTGAACCAGGCATTTACTTTACTCACGACAAAGATTGGGGGACAAATCCATGTTGCGAAATTGGTTTGCGTCCCTTTCAATTTTGCAATCTTTGCGAGGTAAATGTTTCCAATTTGGAATCTCAAGAAGATTTAAATGATCGTGTTCGTGCAGCAGCTCTAATTGGCACTCTTCAAGCAACTTATACTGATTTTCATTATCTAAGAGGAATCTGGTCGCGAACAACAGAGAAGGAAGCCTTATTGGGTATTGGTTTGACCGGAATTGGTTCAGGAATGGCCCAAAAAATGGACATGAAAGCAGCAGCAAAAATTGCTAAGGAAGAAAATGGTCGTTTGGCTATATTGCTTGGCATAAATGCCGCAGCCCGTGTGACAACCATCAAACCAAGCGGAACTTCGTCATTGGTGCTTGGTTGCTCCAGCGGCATCCATGCCTGGCACAATGATTACTATATTCGCCGTATTCGGGTTGGAAAGAACGAAGATATTTATAATTATCTGGCAGTCAACCATCCCGAATTAGTTGAAGACGAGTATTTTAGACCCCACGACACCGCAGTTATTTCTGTTCCCCAGAAGGCACCAGAAAACGCCACATTACGTTATGAATCTGCAATGGATCTATTAGAAAGAGTAAAGTGGTTTTCTCAAAACTGGATTCGCAATGGTCATAAACGCGGCAACAATACTCATAATATTTCAGCAACCATCTCTATTAAAGATGGTGAATGGGAAGAGGTAGGTGAGTGGATGTGGGATAACCGTAATTTTTATAATGGGTTGAGTGTGCTCCCGTATAAGGGCGGCACCTACAAGCAGGCGCCCTTTGAAGACTGCGATGAGTTAACTTACAAAAGGATGATGGATTCACTAGAAGACATCGATTTAACAAAAATTATAGAAACTGACGACAATACCAATTTGTCTGGGGAGGTAGCATGTGCTGGAGGCGCATGTGAGGTAAATTATGTGTAAATTCAAACCGTTTAATAAACACGTCTTGGTCAAAAAAATTTCGGAGGCAAAAATCCCAGATTTGAGTCCTGTGCTCATTCCTGAAGATGCGCAAGTTGGTGAACAACAACGATATGGCACTGTGGAGTTTATTTGCGCAGCAACTGATTGTGAACAATTTTTAAAAGATCTTAATCCTGGTGTTCCGTCTTGGGCGACACAACGTGGCACTCATGATGATGTTTTTACAACCTCTGCAAAAAATAATGGACATGCCAGTCTTGTGGTTGATAAATCAATGATAGAGGAAATTAAAATACAAGATAATAATTTTCATATTGTTCATCAAAACTATATTGTTGGGGTTATTGACGAATAGGAAAAAATTATGAAAATAAAAGATTTAAAAAAGATGATTAAAGAAGCGGCGGGTGAGCATTCTATTTTACTTGCGAAGCCCGATCTCTTAATGGAAGCAAATGTAGGTCGCGTTAAACGTAGAATTGAGGAAGAAGGTATCCCATTTGCAATGCTTACAGCTTTTCGTGGAGATTACGATAGGCAAGAAAACGATGATCGCAATAAAGAATTAAAAATGTCTCTTGATGAAGCTGGATTGCCTTATACTCAAATGCCAGGAAGTGGCTATAAAGAAGGCGGCGAAGACGGCGAAGTTGTTGTGGAAGATTCCGTGTTAGTTTGGGATGACGCTCGCGGCGACAAATTTCGAACCGCTGAAAAACTTTTTGACGTTGCTAAGGGGCTAGCTCAAGAGTTTGAACAAGAT